CAAGCAGCCCCGGAGGGATCTCGTCAGCATCAAGGGCGAGCATTGCGTGTTCGCTGGAAAGCACGCATGTCAGGCACTCGTTGATGACAGTCTCAAGAACAGGCAGCCCAAGGACAGATCGGTTGTTGTTGTAGAGCTTGAAGTACGCAAGGCTCTGCGGCGGAAGGGCGATTGGGTTCTCAGGGGTGTCTTCTGTTTGCTGTTCGTACCGAAGAAGATGCCCGTGTTCATCTGTGACAGGAAACCACTCAGAGCCAAGCCATGATTGTAGCTCGACAAGTCTCCCATCTGCATCACTGACAAGTTCGATTGCGCCTGCATCGTAGACAAGCAGGTCCGTGACGACCGCAACCATCATCTCCTGCCAAGTCGTACCATCTGTGCTCGGAGTCTTGAGAAAGTCCCGAATACGCGCAGCCACATCTGTGAGGCGCTGGTACTCTTCTGGGTTTCTTGGGTCCTCGTTTACACGGATGAACCAGTCCCAAGTAGAGATTCTGCGGGCGATGGAATCCACACAGGCTCGAACATCTGGAGTGGACTTGTATAGCTGCCAATACTGCTCTGGCATCAGCGAGCGGTACTGAGAATAGAACGAGTAGTGGCTGTTCGGTGTGTTGTAGAGGCTTGAAGTGTAAGCCGCATGCGACCAACCCTTACGATCTCGCAGGTCCATCGCTTGTGACGAGCGGGGTGCAGGTCTTTGGCCAAGCCAGTTTCCGGCCCGGATCTCAGGCTTGCCAACGCGCACAACACCGGGCTGAACCAGTCTGATCTTGGGTTCTGTGGGCATCGTTTTCTCCAGCTTCGCTTGTTCTAACACTTCAAGGAAAACTCTTTCCCTACTACTTCTTTCGCGAAGCGGCAGAAGACAGCAGCCGCACTATACCGAGAAGCCGCTTCCTTGGCGATTGCTCTTCCACACCATCGACATCAATCCCCGGCGTCACGCCCACAAACCCACCAAAGATGCGAGCCATCAACTTCCCTGTGCGCTGATCTGATTCGTCCTGTCCAGCAAGGTACGCAGATCGAAGCGCGTGTGAAACAGCCTTGACCTCTTGGTCAGTCGCTCTTGAGAGCAGGCCAACAAGGACAGGGTCTTCCTCTGCACTTGAAATAACAGAAGAGTATAGAGATAGCCGTCTCTCACCCATTTGGTCTGACCTCCATAGAAATGTACCTGCCACCACTGCTGATCAAGTCTGTTGCGACTCTCTCGTATGCGTCCGCAAACCTGTAGTGATCTGCTGCGTTTCCAGAATCCCAAAGCACACGGTCACCAGTCTGATTCGGCACTCTTTTCGGTGCCTGCATCTGATCTGCCCAGCCGGCAACACTCCACACATCCTCGCAGAAGATTCTGCGCCTTGGGTCTGAACGCAAATCATCCATTGTCGCGTCCAGTAGCTGCGTTCGATCAACCGTAACCATCTTGGTCACATAGTTCTTGCGCATACCGTAAGCCTCAGAGCCAACTTTTCCTGTCGGGTGAAACTGGCAAAGCCACAGGTCCACATTGCCGACATTCGCGCACTTGTCTCGAAGCTCCTGCGCTTTTCTCATCTCTGGTCGCGAGTCGCACACGGCTGAGTTCACCCTGTACCGGACAAGGGCGTCGTACACTTCATCAAATGTGCGCAGCGTGCCAGTCCAAACGAGGGTGCGGACCATGGACTCGTCTTGATTCTCCTGCACGGTAGAGATCGTCATGTGTAGTTCCTCAGAACCAACATCGATCCCTGCAACAACGGTCTGATCTTTCAACTCTGCTGATCCACCGTAGTCCATGGGGCTACCAGTAGAAGCATCTGCAAGCATTTTCGCCGTTACCGCAGAGCCCTCTGCCTCGTATGGCCTGCCAAGGACACTCGCGTAAAAAGCCTGGATCTTGTAGGTGTCGTTCTGGGCCTCCAGCCACTCCAGCCACAAACCCCTGATGTCCTGCGAAAGAACATCAAGGCGCGTCGGGTTGTACCCACGCCTGTTCTTTGATGGCCTTTCTGCTACCCATTGACCACCCTCGGCCACCCTCTCAAAAGGCTTACCGCAGGAACGGCACACTGGCCGAATATGACCTGATGATGCGCCTTTACGGTCCCTAAGCATCCAGCGACCATTCACATCTCTGGTTACAAAGTTGACCTGCCATTCGAGAGGCTGCTTTTCCCCGCATCTGCCGCACTTATGAAACCACCTGCGGCCATCGCTATTGTCATAGAGAGCAGCCACGCCACGCTTCGCCTGCGTCGGGTTTCCGATACGGAAAAGCTGCGGATTCGGGCTGGCACGGAGACGGTCCCGAGCCAGCGCAAGATTCTGCTCTACGCAGCGGTCAAACTCGTCGACCACCATGACATCTGCTGAGAACTCGATGAAGTCGTTGACGGTGTTGCTGCCGAGAAAAAGCAAGCTGCCTTTACCGAAACGCTTGATTCTCAAGCTGCCACGGTTTCCTTCATCCAGAAACTGCCGGTAGTAGGCAACCTGCTCCAGTGGTGGCTGGATTCTCCGCTGAACAAAGCGATCTCGTAGCTGGTATGTCGGAAGAATGTAGGCGGCGATGCGGCCAATCCTTGCCCGCTCCAAGCAAAGCTGGATCAACAGCTCACTCCAACCGATCTGCACCGCCTTCATCGCATCGAAGCCATCTATTTTTGGCGCATCGCAGTAAAGCTCAATCAGGTACGGCTTGTCCGCAAAGGAGAGCGGCTGGCCACGGGTCGTCCTGTGGTGGTTCAACGCGATGCCAAGAAGCGGGTACTGCTCCTCAATGGCGTCATACACCTTCTTGGTTGGATTTTTCATTTCCTGCCCGTCAGACCTTCAAGCACAGCAGACCTTTCAGCCTTTGGAGCAAGGCTTACGATCGACCAGACCTCGTACTGGTTGCCATCGCTTCCTCTTCTGGCGGTCACCTTCAAGCCCACACCGTGAAGCACTGCCCTGCTGCTAAGGCTCTGCTGCGCAACTTCCAGCAGGAAGCCCAAGGTCTTTGCATCCAAGTACATGCGAACATCTTTTCCGCTCAACGGCCCACCGATGATGTTCTCACCGATCACCCTGTCCTCTTGCGGCCCCTGTTCCCCGTACTGAATCCGGCTTCCAAAAATGCTCATGCTGGCTCCACATCGATCAGCGGTGAAGGGATCGCCCCAAGAACAGTGTTGAGCTCTTTGACTTCTTCCTTGAGCGCAAGCAGCACTTCTCTTTCCCCGCCTGACTTCTTGGCCGCAGCGACCCTTGGCGTCTCGGTCACATGGACATTGTGTTCAATATGCTGCTGCACAGCCACATGCTCTGTAGGCAGTCCAGTCAGAAGCGCCCTTGCTTTGATCAGGTTCGGAATATCGCCAACCTTGACCTGCAAGCTGCCATCCTGAACTCTTCTTGCAATCAGGCCAAGCACAGCGTCGATCAGCATCACCTGCTTGCTGACATCTGTTTCTCTCAGGTGCTTGTTCCTGATCTTGTACCCAAGATCGCGCAGGTATCTTGCCGGGTCCAACTGGTCTGTTTCAACGGCAGTCATTGGCCCAACAGACTTCTTTTCTTCCTCACTTGAGACACCGACACGCTGCTTCTGGACACTGTCTCGTAGCTTGGCATAGCCCGCTTGATTGAGGACAAGATCAAGGGCGGCACGCATCATCTTGGCGTTGTCCGCACCAACATGCTTCTCCATAATGGAGCGATACCTGCGCAGCGCTTCGTACTCTGGGTCGTTGACCCTTGCGGCCCGCATGTCCCACGCAAACTTCCTCTTCCAGTGCCGAATGTTCGACTCTGCTGTATCCACACTTCTTGCGAGTAGCCTGTTGCTTCTTCCGTCCGGTGTCTGCATGCACCACAACAGAAAACAGGCGTAAGCCACATCAGACTCGTTCTGCCGCTGCTCAAAGGGTGCGTGTGGGGCGCTGCTGTGGAGCGGCTTGTGGGCCCCCTCACGGCTGTCTGAGGGGTGTTCTTTACTGTCCGCCATGGCGGGCCCCCCACTGGTACAGCGATCTGCCGACTGCGTGCCACCGCTCAAATCTGGCATACCTGCTCAGGAGCAAAACCTGCTCGTCAGAAAGCCTGTCGATCATTTTGCGCATCCTCCTTCTCTCTTTTGCAGCGTGGCTTTCCTGCTTCTTTGAGAAGTCCCACTCCCTGTAGCGGCGAACAATGTCCTCGCTCACAGTTTCAAGGTCCAAGCGGTACCTCCAAAGCCCACCAGAAACCCTTTCCTTCTCGATACGCAGGCTGCCGAACTGCGTCTCCCGCATGGCCCGCACACGGGTGAGCCCTTTCGCACCACCCACGCTCTGAATCTCTGCTGGAAAGTGCCACTGACCATCAAGCATGAGAAAGAACACGCGCTGCATGTTGTTCTTGAGCCTGTCTTGGTCGATCTCGTAGTCGAAAGTCTCTCCGTGGAACCTTGGCATCTCAGTTCTCCTGCTTGTTCTTGTTGTAGAAGCCGCAAGCACTGAGGATTGCCCTTGCCTGCTTGACTTTCTCAAGCTGCTGCTCCGGGTCATCGTAAACGCCGACCACGCTGACGATGGCGTGAACAAGCTCCATGAGCTTCGGTCTTTGGATAATGTCCTCAAACAGCATCGCGTAAACGAAGTGCTCTGGGACATCTTGATGACCAGCCGCGATCCTCTCGCATGCTTGCTCGAAGGTGTCCGGCGTATGCACAGCACAGCCCCTTTCAGAAAGCAGCATGAGGACATCTGAGCCCAAGTCGAGCGAACCAACAACCTCTGGCGTAGAAGACTCATTTTGCTGCACAAGAAAGAAGCCTTTGGGCCATTCACTACCTGCCATCATTACCTCCAAATGATCTTACGGTGTTGCGCATCAGTGCGCAAGCGGAGGTGAATCCCCCGCCTGCGCACACACAGCTACTTCTCTTGCCTTTTTTCCAACCGCCTGATGAACTCTATGCCCTCTTCGCGGCTGTCGACTGGGATCAACATGCCATTTCCGACGACATAGTACCCATCTCTCCTACGGGTCACCCGCAGCTTGCCTTCTGTGTCGAAGGTCATCCCATCACTGAACCGCATCTGCTGCCTCCGGCGCAGCTTCCACTGCTGCCTCTTGTGCCGGCTCTTCCACTGGCTCTTGTGCCGGCTCTTGTTCCGATTGCCCGATTGGGTTCTCAATCTCCGTAGCCACTACGGGCTTCTCAGTGATGATCTGGTACGCCTTCTCTGCCGGAATCTGGACCAGGAACAAGTTGTCCCGCCTGCGGTTTGCCCACAAGTAGTCCACAGCATCTTCCGGCTCATCGAAGAACGGGATGGCAAGCCACTTGGACTTATCGTCCGTGTACGCTTCTCCCGTAAGGCGCTTGTCCAGAACATCTTGGCAGAAGATCGCAACCTGACCCTTGCTGTTGGTGATCCACTGCACCCAGTTCTCGGGCATACTTCTGTTCTGCTCATGCTGAACATCGTACTTGCGTGGGTCGTACCAGCCTTTGGAGGTGAGAACCACCACCAACTGCTGAACTTCCTTCTCCCCGTTTACTTCTACCTGCTTTCCCATGCTAACTCCTTGGCTTGGGTTTTGCTTTAGCAAGCGCCAACAATATAACAGCTTGCCATTATTCCTGCTGGGCTGGCCACCACACCGGTCGGTTGCGCTTCCACTCCGCAAACCGCATCTTCTCGCCAATGTAGTAAGCCCTGTAAGATTCAACTACGCTTTCCACTTTGTACTGTTCCGGCATACAGAGAGGATGCGGCGTCAACTGCCTGTCCAGCATCAAGCTAAAGTGGTCTTCTGGGATATTTTCTGAGACAGCAAGCAACAGGCACTTCTCGATGACAGCCTGAGACTTGTGCTGCCTGCCGTACCTGTGGGAGTACTCCCTGCAAAGCTCCATGCCGTGCTCGTAAAGCCAAAGGAAGTTGCCGAGGGTCTCGCGAGCCCAAACGGTGCATGGGTGATTCAAGTACGCAGACTTGTATGGGGCGACTTTTCTGCCATGCAGCACATTGACCGCCGTACTGAGCATCTGCGCACTCTCAAGCGGCATCTTGACCACATGCTTGTCGCACATCTGCTGCGCAGCACGCCTTGGATCCTCGTCCAGCACAAAGATGTTCATCTTGCCCCCAAAGAGGGCAGTGTGGGCAGTGTGGCCGAGAGGTACCCTGCCTCTCTGAAAGAGTAGTAGTCGCCACCAGCGCCGACAATCAGGTGATCGAAAAGCTGAATGTTTAGAATCCTGCACGCCTGTTGGACTTGATCTGTGACCCGGTTGTCATTGTTAGAAGGTTCTGAGCTTCCGCTTGGGTGGTTGTGAGCCACAAGCACACCCGCCGCCTGCCGCTTTCTCGTAAGGGCAAAGCGCATGATCTGACCAGCATCCACAAGGCACATGTTCCTCGTGCCTTTAGAAATGACTGTTTTGTCGATCACACCCAGCTTACCGCCAAGGACAACAACCACAAAGTGCTCCGTTTGCAGCGGTTCCCCATCCTTGTCCGTAAGCATTGGCACCACGACTTTGAGCGCACTGACTGGCGAGTCCAAAACCGTTCGCTGCGGCTGCTGCGCAAGCATCCATCTTTCCAACCTGCTCATTGGCTCCTCCCTCTTGCAAATGTGCTCACACTACCCATCAGTAGAGCCTGTCCACTGCTTCCATGACGGAAGCTGGAACCCCCATCTCCCTCAACTCACCATCTGCTGCTGTCTCCAGCATGTCGATGATGGTGATGTAGTCTGCTGGGTCGAGCGTTACGCGGGAAAGGTCGGCCTCTGCCGCCGCCCATTGCCCTTTCGGAACAAGCCTGTCCCGCGTCACGCCAAACTCACCAGAGCGAGAGGTGAGATCGAACATCCGAGGAAAGCGGGCGGCTGGCACCCAAGCCTCATCCTTTTCCAACTGGCCCATTGGTTCTCCGTGTTGCTGGAAGCGCCCCCGGCAGGACTCGAACCTGCGGCCATCGGCTTAGAAGGCCGATGCTCTGTCCAACTGAGCTACAGGGGCAAGGCCCGCAAAGCGGGCATGCCAACAAAATAACACAAAACAGTTATTCTTGCTGGCTCCAGCTACACGAAAAGCACCATCACAAGCGTTTTCTCAGTATTACGGTGCTGTTGGCAAACACAATCTCTTCAATATCGGTGTGCATGCCCTTTGGCATCTCTTCTCGCTTGTTGAGGAGGTAGCCCGCATCTCTCCTATTGCTTCTCCCAACACGAAAGCCACGGAAGTTCACATCATGTACCAAGTCCAGAAAAAACTCCACTGGCGTCTCACCGGGCTTGCTTGAAGCGTTGCCGTACTCGCTCCAGTAGCTACAGCACACATCCTCGATGACCATACAGCCACCGGGCTTCACAAACGGCCAGAGAACCTGAAAAGCCAGCTTCTGATGGTGGTTCTGGTGTGAACCATCATCGACAACCAAGTCGAACGGCCCGTGTTGATGGGCGACAAGCTCCAACGCCGCTGCTTCTCCTTGATCTGCCATGTGCAGCGTGATGCGTTCACCAAGGGGGGCACCAGTGTACGGCTTGATGTCAATGCCATGAACCTGAGCATGCGGGAAATAGTCTCGCCACATCTGCAAGCTGGCACCGCCATGCACTCCGATCTCGAGCACACTGGTGCAACAGTCTCGCATCTCGGCAAGATGCCGGTCATACGCAACCGTGTAGCCATGCACTCCTGATCGCTTGTCTGTCCCGTACTTGTGTGCGTATGAATCAAGCATCGCCTATCAGCCCGTCGATCTCCGCTTTCAACTCATCCAGATCCTTGATGCTCACAATGCCAAATCTGGTGAGAAAGCCAGCCTGTGCAGCCTTGGCAAGTCCAGAAAGGTTCAGTAGCCCCCTGCACTTTTTCAGTAGGAGCCGTGCGCGTTCGTCCATCTCTACCTCGAAAATAGTGCCCGCCCGCATGCGGGTTCCACAGTGAAGAAAGCGCGTTTCGCGCGAAAAAGGTTGTTGCACACGGGCGGGCGGAAAGTTTTAGCCTTCGGTGTCTCTACCAAGGATTCGAAGGCATGATTTGCATGTCACTTCTGCGCGATTGTATGTCATCCCCTCCTGCTTGCGCTTGACCGCGTCAGTACCGCTTGCACAGACAGGCCAACCGCGCAGGTATGATGTCACACGGCCACTCGAAGATACCAAATAGAGCGGGCCGCCGAAGTGCAGGCGTTTCACAGACCCTCTCCGGCTGCACGCTCTGCTTCCTCGGCTGGCGCGGAAACCTGCTCATGGAGCAGCATGTGGGAAACCACCAGAGAGCAGTGCTTGGTGTATCGGTTGTAGTTCCACGACGCGCCCACGCTTCCATCGAACCAATACCGAGTGTCCTCCCACGAGTTTAGAGAGGCGACTTTCGGTCGGCCGGGGCCCCACCCTGCGGTCAGCACATTGAAGAAGGTGGAGCAGTCTGAATAGGTGAAGCCGGTTCCGACAACACCGAAGAAAACGCCCTGGTCGTGCATGTATCCGACCTCGATTGAGGCAGAAGCGAAGGTCTGCATGCAGACGCGCCCCACCTGCGGCTCGGTCCCCGGCGTGCATGTCCCCGGTGTCTTCATTTCTGCGACTGCGACCCTGCCCCACGGCTGGCCACGGAAACCATCTTCGAGCTTACCTGCTTCTGCATCGCCACCAACAAGTGCGAGCGCCAAAAAGAACGACATTTATTCCTCCTTCATCTCAATAGGCCACGGCAGAAAGCTCGCTCTGGCAAAGCGCCGAGCATTTTTCTGAGCCGCGTCCACAGAAGTGCCAATGTTTTCTGCCACTACCTTCCAAGAAGCCCCTTCGCATCTGATCGAGTAGGCGGCACACCCAAGCGTGTTCAGCTTTTTGATCACCTCTCTGCTGTAGAGCGTCGGGTTTTCAGCAGCGAAGTCCAACGCTTCCACAGTCTTCTCTGGTGTCGATCTCACTGCAAAGTACAGGTTCATTCTGCCTCCATTCCAAACAAAGCCACGCTGGGTTCAAGGTAGCTATGCGGTGATAGGATTCTACCCCTTCTGCTGGGGCCTTTTTCTAAGCCCCCCGTGCGGCCCAAAGATGGACGAGCCCGTAGTGCCGCCTTCTGGGCCTGAATAAACTGCTCTTGGGTCAGGTTGCACCCTTTCCAACTGACTCCTTTCGAGGGTTTCCACCCTTGAAAGATGACCTCTCCGTCCTCGTATTCTTCCTCAAAGCGATTTCTCAGCTCTTCCGTCCTGCTGCAATCGACATCGAAGATGCAAAGGACATAGCTGTCTGCTTTAGGCTTCATGGGTATAGTGGCCAGAGGGAACCCATGATGGAGGATTTCTTCCTCTGCTAAGTGCGCCAGCATCTCCCACCGAGGGCCGAAGAAAAGAAACTTCCCATTGAGGTAGTGGTTGAAGCCGGCGGATAAAGATCTCCAGCCATTCTTGATTGACCAACTACAGCGAAGCGTGTTTTTCATTCGGCCACCTTTCGGCCACATTCGGCCACATTCGGCCACCGCCCGAGGTTGCCGCGCGGCCCGCGAGGGCGGATCTGGACTGGGCCATCCCACCGGGCGCAACGGAGACACCCCGTCCTCGGCAAAGTCGCCGAGTCGCCGTCCGTCTTGATCTCGACCCGCGCCGGCCCGCACTGGCAGCGGTCCCCGACGAGCATCGTTGCGTCTACATGAGAGTAGAGGTTGTACCCATCGAGGAAGCCCCGGCAGTATTCCTCGGACCCAGAGGCGAGTTCGTGGAACTTCCCATCTTGGAAGTGCCCGACCTTCGCTGCGACCGTCATCCCTCACCTCCCGGCCACCGCCAGCCCGGAATCGAGACAGCGAGGCGGCCCCATTCTGCTGCGTTCACGATCCACCCCCGTTCTCCTGCCGGTGGAGAGAGGCCAGCCTTGCCATTTCTGGCAGATTGGCCCACTTCCTGCGGAAGTAGTCTGCCTGCTGCGCCACCGTCATCTTTTTCTCAAGACCGGGCCAAAGCTGCTTTGCCAACACAACCTCGAAAGGGGCCAGTCCAGAAAGCTGTACCAGTTGGTCTTGCCGACTTTTCTCCCGTGGGTCTGTGCAGTGGCCTTGCTCTATCAAGGATTCTGCTGTGCGCCCGAACCAGCCTTGGAGCTCCCACACCAAGCCAGAGTCGATGATTGTTTGCCAAGCAAGAATGTACTGCTCTTTGGACTTGGCTTCTTGCGCCCCCTCTGCGATCAACACTGCGTCGTATGACGACAGCTTCTCTGCCTTCTCTATGGCGTCTGCCATTCTCCCTCCGTTTTGCGGTACATGGAAAGAACCGCGTGTATGTACTGCTTGTCCAAGGTGGGTCTGTACATCTCCATGAGCGTGATGCCCCGTGCCACCTCTGTCTCCTGCCACATGGCAAGAAAGTGGTAGAAGTCTACAATCTTCTCGCTGCCGATTGGAAGCTGGTGCAGCGAACACTCGCCACGCAACACCGCCTCTGCGAGCACTTTTTCCAGTCCCCAAAAGTGGTAGTTGCGAGAGCCGCCGCAAATGTCGTTCATGTACATCAGTGCTGACATATCGGTCATCACTTGATCTGCACAAAGCGTGGCGTACTTGTCTACATACAGAAAGTCGTAGGTCTGCCCCACGCAAGTAGCCAGCGCATCGCCAAACACGAACTGAACCTTGTCGAAACCGGGCCTGTGGTGCTGCGTTTGGCGGAAGTAGTCGATGACCTCTCTTCGGCGCTCGTACACCGTAACGGTTTCAACCTCTGGCTTTGCCATGGCCCGCATTGTGAAGTGGCCCATGCCCAGCCCGATTGTGGCCACATTC